GTGACCAGCAGTGGAAGCCCGAGGAGGGCAAGGAGTACACGGTACGACTCCTGGCGTTCCAGAACAACGACGGTCAGCCCTTCAAGGATCGCTGGTACTACTACGGCGTTGGTAACAGCCCGGGCATCCTCGCCCCGTTCCAGTTCGGCAAGGCCGATCCGATCAAGGAGCTTCGCAGCAAGCTCTACGATGAGGGCAGCGATACGAGCCGTGAGCTTGCTAAGAAGGTTGCTCCGAAGATGCGTACCTTCGCTCCGGTCATCGTTCGTGGTGAGGAGGACAAGGGCGTTCGAATCTGGTCCTTCGGTAAGATGGTCTACCAGGACATCCTGAACCTTATGCTCGATGAGGACTACGGCGATGTTACCGATCCTCTCGAGGGCCGCGATATCCGTGTCTCTGTCTCGAAGCTTCCTGGTAAGCAGTTCGCTGATACGAAGATCTCCCCTCGTGCCAAGGTTGAGCCCCTCAGCCGTGACTCCGCTCAGGCGAAGAAGTGGCTCGAGTCGATCCCGGAGGTCGATGAGGCCGTCAACCTCAAGTCCTACGAGGAGATCGAGAAGATCGTCAACGATTGGATCAACGGCGGCGCTTCGAGCGATTCCGGTACCACCCGCGGTGGTCCTGCTCCTCGCACCGAGACCGACAACAAGCTCGCGGCTTTTGATGATGATGATCTCCCGAAGACGAGCAAGAAGTCTGGCGCTGGCCCGAAGGCAGCAGCCCGTGATCTCGATGATGCATTCGCTGATCTCGAGGACAGCGGGTTCTGATCAGCTGATCGGATAGCACGGAGCGGGGAAGTTGAGTAAGCTTTCCCGCTCTTTGCACATTTCCCTGCTCGAAATTAGAATATTGAAGGAGTAAAAATGGCAAAGAAGGACACGACGGCAGCAAAGACAGCTGCTGATGATTTCACCAGCGAGCTTATCTCGTCGCTAAATAAGGATCACGGGTCACGAATCGCGTATAACCTAGCGGTTGACACCTCTCCAACGCACGTGAAGCGTTGGATCTCAAGCGGGTCCAAGCAGCTCGACCTCATCGTAGCCAACAGACCCAGCGGCGGTCTCCCGGAAGGTCGCATCGTTGAGATCTTTGGTCCTCCGTCGATTGGAAAGTCGCACATTGCGACGCAGATCGCCCGCTCCACCCAGACAATGGGCGGTATCGTGGTCTACATCGACACTGAGAACGGCACTTCGGTCGAGAACCTGGCTGCCCTGGGGGTTGACGTTAGCAAGCGATTCGTTTATGTCGACACCCACTGCACAGAGGAGGTGCTCGACATCGCTGAGAAGACGATCCTGAAGGCAAAGGCGATGGCGAAGGATGTTCCGATCACCATCATCTGGGACTCTGTCGCTGCAAGCTCTCCGAAGGCTGAGCTTGAGGGCGCATACGACAAGGACACGATCGGCCTCCAGGCTCGAGCAATCTCGAAGGGCATGCGTAAGATCACCGGCGTTATCGGCGACCAGAACGTTCTCTTTGTCATCCTCAACCAGATCCGCACGAAGATCGGCGTCATGCACGGTGATCCGACGACAACTCCCGGCGGCATGGCGATCCCATTCCACGCTTCGGTCCGTCTCAAGCTTGGAGCTGGCTCTCAGATCGAGAACAAGCAGGGCGAGGCGATCGGCATCAACGTGTGGGCGAAGACGATCAAGAACAAAGTCGCTCCCCCTTTCCGTAAGGTGCATTTCCGAATCATCTTCGGCCAGGGTATCGAGGAGCACGAGGAAGTTTTCGATGTTCTTCGTGAGCATGGTCCTGACATGGTCGGAAACCATCAGGTCGAGATCGAAGGAACATCGGCGTGGAAGACGATGCGGGTCGTTAATGAGAAGAATGAGAACATCATCGAAAAGAAGTTCCACAAGACTGATTTCGGTGATATGTGGAAGGATCCGCAGTACAAGCCCTGGATCGATGGTCTCCTCGAGAAGGCGCTAATCCGAACCTCAGTGAATGCTTCCGATCTTGACATCGACCCTGAGTCCTATGAGGAGATGCGAGCCCTCAAGGACCAAATGGTCGGCGCTGACATCGATCCGGAGGCCTGATGCTCGGAGGAAGACCCACCCTGCTGGTGGATGGCTTGAATTGTTTCACACGACACTTCTGCGCGAATCCCACGTTGGGGGCGAACGGGCAGGCTATCGGCGGCATAGTGGGTTTTCTGAACGAGCTGGCGCAGAAATGTGAGTTTCTGAGCCCAAGGCGAGTGATTGTCGTCTGGGAGGGAGGCGGTTCTCCCAGACGACGTGCTCTCTTCGCTGAGTATAAGACAAAGAGGAAGCCCCAGAAGCTAAATCGATACTACGAGGGTGAAATACCTGACACCGTCGGTAATCGAAACTGGCAGGTCGCCACCCTCGTCCAGATCCTGAAGCTTCTACCTGTCCAGCAGAGCTACGTTACCGACTGCGAGGCTGACGATGTGATCGCTTACGTGGCCAGATACCGTCTCAAAGATGACCCGTGCGTCATCATGTCATCGGATAAGGACTACTACCAGCTTCTGGATGATCGTGTCAGGATCTGGAGTCCCACGTCGAAATCTTTCGTCAACGAGCCTGATGTTCTGTCTCGATTCGGATGCACGGCGAAAAATTTTGTCGCGACTCGATGCTTTGTCGGGGACGGCTCGGACGGAATTCCGGGTATTGACGGAGCGGGCTGGAAGACCATGGCTAAGCGCTTCCCGGAGGTCGCTGGAGAGGCTTCGCTAGGCCCGGATGACATTGTCAACATGGCGGCAGAGCGAGCCTCTCCAAAGGGTCCGCAGTTGTTCAGAAGCGTAGTCGAGGGAGCGAATGAAGCCCGTCTCAACTGGCAGCTGATGAACCTGGACGTGTCATCGCTATCCGGAAATCAAGTTGGGAAAATTGACTCCGGCCTCGAATCATTTAGGCCAGAGGCCAATAAGATGGAATATCTCAGGCTGCTGGTCCGATCGGGCATCCATAATTTCGATCGTGATCGTGTTTTCTTCCAGCTGACCGCTCACCTCCTTCATACTTAAGAGAGCCTATGACTCAAAATGAAATTAACGCCGGCGAGGCCCTGTTTCGTCAGTACGGTAAGTCGTTTCAAGAGAAGATCTTTCAGGGTTTGTTGACCGATCATGTCTGGGCAGCCCAGATGGTCGAGGTCATGCGTCCAGACTACTTCGATCTGAAGTACCTGGCGTTCCTCACCGATCGCTACTTCAAGCACTACGAGAAGTATAAGTGTTTTCCAACGATGCAGCTCCTTGTCTCGATCATCAAGGAGGATCTGCAGCAGGGTCCTGATGCGATCCTCAAGGATCAGATCATCGACTTCCTGCATCGTATGCGGGCGAACCCTGATCCTGGTGATCTGGGCTATACGAAGGAGAAATCGCTCGATTTCTGCAAGCGACAGGCTTTCCGAGAGGCTCTTGAGAAGGCGGTCGAGATGGTCGCGACGGATAAGTTCGAATCGGTCGTCGACCTGATGAAGAAAGCTGTCTCCGTTGGCATGGCGAACACCACGGGCCATGATTTCTTCGAGGACGCTGAGGCACGCTTCGTGAAGATCAACCGTAACCCGTGCCCAACGGGTCTCGAGGTCCTAGACGGCAAGGACATCCTTCGCGGGGGCCTCGGGAGGGGTGAGCTGGGCGTTGTTGTGGCACCGACAGGTGTCGGAAAGTCGCACTGGCTCACAGCGATGGGCGCCCATGCTCTCCGGATGGGCAAGAACGTCGTCCACTACACTTTCGAGCTCACCGAGACTGCTGTCGGCCTTCGATACGACTCGAACCTCTGCGGGATCCCAGCGAATGAAGTCCCGGACATGAAGGAGGACGTTCTCAAGACCTACGAGGGCATGGATCTCGGCCGCCTCATCATCAAGGAGTACCCGACTGGTACCGCGACTGTCCAGATGATCAGGAATCACATCGAGAAGCTGAGCCTGAAGGGATTTGTCCCGAGCCTCATTGTCATCGACTACGCCGACATCATGAGATCTTCTAGGACTTTTGACTCGCTTCGTCATGAGCTTAAGCTTGTGTACGAGGAGCTCAGAAACCTGGCGATGGAGCTCAATCTCCCGATCTGGACCGCATCGCAGGCCAATCGCGAGGCGTCAGGAGCCGAGGTCGTTGGTCTCGAGAACATGAGCGAGGCGTACGGCAAGGCCATGGTCGCGGACGTTGTTGTTTCGATCTCTCGAAAGCCGAGTGAAAAAGCTGATGGCTCAGGTCGTCTTTTCGTGGCAAAGAATCGAGCTGGCAAAGATGGAATTCTTTTCCCTATACACATCGACACCTCTCAGTCTAGGATTAAGATTCTTGATGAGAACAGCTTGACGCTGAGCGAATCCATGAGCCAAGATAACAATGACGCCAAAAAGCTCCTCCGCAAAAAGTGGCAGGAAGTTACGGGCAGCAAGTAAGGAGAAATGATGTCTTATACCAAGAGCGAGGTCCTCGAAAGGGCCAGCGCATATTTCGAGGGTGATGAGCTAGCCCCAGATGTTTTCACGAAGTATGCTCTGAGAGATTCAGACGACAATATTCTAGAAGCAGATCCTGACATGATGCACCGTCGGCTTGCTCGTGAATTTGCTCGCGTTGAGGCGAAGTATCCTAACCCTATGAGTGAGGAGGAGATCTACTCGCTCCTGAAGGACTTCAAGGATGTTATTCCTCAAGGTTCTCCGATGTCCGGCATCGGGAATCCGCATCAGCTGCAGAGCCTTTCCAACTGCTTCGTGATCGAGCAGCCCCATGATTCATACGGTGGAATCCTTTTCGCTGATCAGGAGCAAGTCCAGATCATGAAGC